AGCATTAAGAAGATGTATAGAACAATTCAGTCATACAACGCGTTTTTTTATTTTAGTAGAAAATGAAAATAGATTATTAAAACCAATATTATCGCGTTTTTGTAATATTTTTATACCTTATCCGTCAATTAATGGTGAAAAAATAAGTTTTCACGAATATAATAAAAGAGAAATAATAAAGCATTCTTTTATATTAAAAAGGAAAAGTTGGCTTCAAAAGCAAATAAATAAAAAAACCAATTACAATACAATAAAAAAACGTAATGATTTTGTAGAAAAGATATATGATAAAGGTTATAGTGGGTTAGATTTATTAGAAATAATTGAAAATGATAAAACAAGAAAAGATAAATATTTATATTTAATTTATTTTGATAAAATTAGAAGTGAATATAGAAATGAGAAATTATTTATTTTTGCGATATTAAATTTATATTTTATGCGGAAAAAATTAAATTTAGAAAATATATTAGAAATGTAAATGGATGATTATAATGTGAATGTGTTATCGGAAGCAAAAAGTGAATATTCGTCACGTTTAGTAACAATAATGACTCCATTGATGTTAGAGGGTATAAAATCGATATTCAATGAAGCAATAAAATTATGTTTAGATAATGATGAAGAGCAAAAATATTTGATGACGTTTCAAAATTTTCTTTCACGAGTTCCAAAATGGAACGAAACAATAATTGATATAGAAACAAAACGAATAATAGAAAAAAGTAGATGTGATTATTTAGAAGATTTATTGACATGTGTTCATATAACACAATTAAAAATTTTAACAAGTATTAGAGTCTCACAAAAACAAAAAAAGATAGATATAGATATTCCAAAATTGGCAACATTTGTTCATAAATGTTATATAGCATATGCTCGTAAATTATACAGTAATGTATATTTATTTGAGAAAGATATTTTACCTTTAAATTATCAAAAAAATATGAGAGAGGCAGAATTAATGTGTCAGGAGTCAATATTACAGGTAATAAGAGAAAATATGCCAGTAGAGAAGATACTAAGAGCTTATATAGATGAGACAGTAGATGAGGAGGTAATAGAGGAAACGATAGAAAAGACAGTAGATGAGGCAGTAAAAAAAGCAATGGAAGAGGAAGCAGCTGCGGCAGAAAAATTAGAAAATAAAATGGAAGAGAATGGAGTAACAAAGAATCAGGATACAATGGAATTAGAGAAACCAAAATTAGAAAGTGCTCCAGAAAAAGTGGTAGAGGAACAAGCAGGAATAATTGATAAAACAAAAAATGATAATACATCAAAAGAACATAATATAAATTTAGTAATAGAAACACCAACTATTGCTGAAAATAATGAATCACAATTAGTAAAAGAACTGCCAAAGAAAGAGATACCAGTAGTAAGAGCAGTTCCAATAAAGAAAGGAGAAGTGGTAAATAGATTAAAATTTAATGACAAGGATTCAGTATTAGATATGGTAACAAATAAATCATCAGAGATTGAAGCCCCGAAAACTTTAGAAAGATTGGAAAAAATAGCGAAAGAAAACAATGATAGACGTAAAGCAGAGGAAGCTGCGTATGACGATGAAGATGACGAAGATGAAGAAAAATTAAGAATTTTCGATGATGCAAATTTAGTATTAGATAAAATAGATGTTCATAATTTAAATAAAAAAATGAATTTAAAACCAGATCCAATTTTAGAAGATATTGAAGTTCTGGGATAATAATGCGTCCATTTATATAAATATTTATAAATAATTATATAAATGGGAAATTCATCATTTGTTACTGGCGTGGCAGTAGCTACAGCTTATTTAATATTTCGTTTTATTGAAATGCGATTAATATTAAAAGAAAATAAACCATTGAAAGTATTGGTAAGAGATACATTAATAGTATATTTAAGTGTATTATTAGGTAATTTTATAATGGAACAATTAGGAGGAGTAAAGTTAATATCAAATGTTCCTCAGGTTTTTACAAATAATCCAGATTTTTAATTTATAATATTATTAATATAATCTTTTAAATTAAATCATTGATTCCATTTTATCAATATTGACAACTTTTTGTTTTTTAATTTTTTTCTTTGAAGAAATAAAATTATTAAATAAGGAATTGGATAATTGTTTTTCAGGTAAATGATTATGAACAGTTCTAACAATCATTTTATATAATTTAAATTCGGGGTATCTTTCTTCGCCATTATTTTTATATAATATATTTCGCCCTTTATCATCTTTTGTCCATTCAATAATTAATTTTACAATCGGATTTTTAATAGTTTTTTTATCGTTTATATCTTCTATAAAATAATCAAAAAGAGAGCAGGCAAGGCGACATAAATCAAAACTTTTATTAGCTTCAAGTCTGGGTTTTTTATCATTAAAGTAGGGCTCAAAATTATATTGAGTAGCGGCATCACCTTTTGGATGATAACTATCACTACAGATAGTTTTTCCCTTAAACGAATATATAGCTCTACCAAAATCTATAATTTTATATAATTTTCCATAAGTAGGAATTTTATAATAAACATTATTATATTTATAATTAATGAATGTTTTATCAGTTTTAACATACATAATATTATTTGTATGCAAATCATTATGCGTAAAATTAAATACTTTTTGATAAGTAATTAATATCATAATAATTTGAAATAAACAAGATTTCCATTCTTTATCTGTAAGTTCATTTTCATCATCTTCTAATAATGAATCTAAAGTATTATCTAATTTTTCCATACATATCATTTGAACCGGAAAATTAAATATAGTACCATTAATAATTTCATCACTATTCATAGTAGAATAATCAGAAATTTGTGAATTAGATAAACTTTCAATTAAATCATCACCACTACTACTACTATTGTTACTATCATCCATATCAGTATTAGAAGAACGAGAGGAGCAAGTAGAATTAGTTTTTTTAGCACTTTTTTTTTTAGAATTTGTTTTATCTATAGAATATTCTTCTTCTATTGAAGAATCATGTAATTTTAAATTTTTAGTTGTTAAATCTTGAAACATACCTTCAAATATTTGATTATCAATTGTATCACATGTAATATTGACAGAATCATTGTTTTTATCTAATTTAATTTTTTTTCTGTAATTTCTTGTATCACTATCTAATAGTTTCTCTTCATCTATTTCATCAAATTGAAATAAATCATTTTTATTTTTATGAAAAAAATCAGAATCATATAAATAATCTAAATCGTCATATATATTTAATTTAAATTGATTTTGAATTGTTAAAAAAGAACCAAAAAAATTAAATCCATGAATAAAACCGGCATTATTTAATAATTTAGAAGATAAATAAGAAAAAAAACTATCAACATATGCAGAATTATTAGAATCTAAAACTTTTTTACAACAAGTATTAGATGATATTCTTGGTAAAGAACTAATAATTTGTTTATCGATATGTTTATACTTTCCAACCATAAATTTAACAGGATCTAATAATGGTGAAAATTTAAAAAATGAATTAAATTTTTGTTTTGTATTTGTTTTAGAATCAAAACAATCAATAACATATTCATTATTTGAATTTTTTTTTTTAATATTTTGAATACAATATCTATTGTTTAAATTAATATTATTATAATTATGTTCATCTAAAGAGAAATAAACAGAATATAAAGGATTGTAATTTTGTAAATTAGAAAAATCGTTTTTTTCTAAATCTCTAAATAAAAGGTTATTATCATTTTTTTTATAAAATATGTCAAACATAAAACTTATATATATACAATTTTTATTTCATTTAAAGTAATTTTTGCGTAAAAAAAATTAAAAAATAAGTAAAATATTTAAGTATATGAATTTAGAATTAAAAAAGTTTGATATGAAATCAATTTCATTTAAGGCAAATGAAAATAAAGGACCTGTAATAGTTTTAATTGGTAGAAGAGATACAGGTAAAAGTTTTTTAGTGAGAGATTTATTATATTATCATCAAGATATTCCTATAGGTACAGTAATATCAGGAACAGAAGCCGGAAATGGATTTTATGGAAAATTAGTTCCTAAATTATTCATTCATGATGAATATAATACAGCGATAATTGAAAATATATTAAAAAGACAAAAAATAGTAATGAAACAAGTAAAAAAAGAAAAAGAAGCATATGGTAGATCAAATATAGACCCCAGAACATTTGTAATATTAGATGATTGTCTTTACGATAATGGTTGGGCAAGAGAAAAATTAATGAGACTGCTTTTTATGAATGGAAGACATTGGAAGATAATGCTTATTATTACTATGCAATATCCTTTAGGAGTTCCTCCTAATCTAAGAACAAATATTGATTATACATTTATTTTAAGAGAACCTTATTTATCTAATAGAAGGAGAATTTTTGAAAATTTTGCAGGAATGTTCCCGACATTTGAAAGTTTTTGTCAAGTAATGGATCAGTGTACTGAAAATTATGAATGTTTAGTTGTAGCAAATAATGCAAAATCTAATAAATTAGTAGATCAAATATTTTGGTATAAAGCAACTTCACATAGAGATTTTAAATTAGGCTCAAAAGAATTTTGGGAAATGTCAAAAGATTTGGATTCAGATGATGATGAAGGAATGGATTTTGATACAAATTCTGGTAAAAAAGGACCAACAATTAATGTAAAAAAAAGTAAATGGTAAATTTTTAATAATTAAATAAAAAATTATTAAAAATTATTTTTTTTTCTCAGTGATTTTGATATTATCTGTTGGTTTTATTAATCCTCTATCAATAGCATCTTGTACTCCCCCTCCCCTTTTTACATTATCACCTTCAAATAACTCTTTACGAATATCTGCTGACGTAACATCTTTATTATCAAATGTTTTTTCAATTGTATTATTTACACCAACTAATTGCCCATCTTTATTAATATTTTGTGTTAATTTATTACCACTCTTTTTTGCTAATTTCTTATTTTCTGCAATAGCGTTGCGTTTTGCTTGAACAACACGTTTTTCAAATTGCTGTTTTGCTGCTGCTTCATTTTTATTTTTCTCACTCATCAATTCATTTAATTCATCTTCCATATATTCAACTCTACCAGTTTTGTAAGCTTCCGGTTCCCACGGCATCCACATTCCAACAGGACCTACATAGACATTATGATTAGGGTCTACTTCTCTTAATAATTTACATCTTAATTCAGCCTCTTCTTGAGTAGAATAGGTTCCTCGAATTTTTAATCCACGAGTAGATGTTTGAAAATTGTATTCTTTATTAAATTCATCATTTAATCTGTCTTCATTAGCATCTAAGAAATTTTTATATTCATCTGCAACATGACTCTCAATTAACGCATCATTTTCTGTTTTCATATACTCTTGAAAATCTTTCATTACATCCTCAAAATTAAATTCATATTTATAACTTAAAAAATTTAAAAATTGAGAAAATTTTTGTGTACTCTTTGAAAAATCATAATGTTTTAGGAATTCTTGAAATAAAAAGTGATTTTTTTGTTTTAAAATATTTTCAGGACTTACAAAACTGACACAAACAAATTTTTGACCTGAAATAGGTTTATCTTCCTCAAGTAAATCAACATACTTAGTATTATCACTCCCATCTGGATTTAATCTGTGAATACAGGATTCTTTGGACATATTATATTATTTAAAATAAATTAATTTTTAATTTTTAATTTATTATATATATTTTTTTCTGTTTATTATTTATAAATGCTTCAAAAATTAGCACAGATGATAGATTTAGGCGAACTTATTCGCAGAGCCGTTAAATATCTTGTTGAAGGTGTTATGGTTGCACTTGCCGCCTACGCAATTCCCAAGAAATCTCTTAACATTGATGAAGTAGCACTTATTGCTCTTACAGCTGCAGCTACCTTCTCAATTCTTGATACATATGTCCCCGCTATGGCTGTTTCTGCCAGAAGTGGTGCCGGATTCGGTATTGGGTCAAATCTTGTGGGCTTTCCGCGAATGTAGGCTTTCCCCTTACGTACAAAGGTGTCTAATTCACTAATTTATTAAAATATTAATATAAAGTTTATTTAAAGATTATATTAATTATTACTTGTGAAAATGCGGACACGAATCAACCAGAAAACATATTTCAGACCATCGTCGTAAGGGTTTATGTATTTAAATAGTTGAAACAAATTCCCAATATAATTCTTTACAAATTTTTTTCCATATTTCATCTTGTTCTATTCTTTTCACTGGATCTTTTAACATAGGGAAAAAAGGTAAAAATGTTTTTTCATCCAATAATTCACACATTTTATAAAGAACATAATAATAATTTAGGAAATTAACTCTATCATCAGGACAATGTTTTGCATAAGGTTTCTGAATTTCCATAAATAAATTACATAATTTATCTTCTAATTCTGGTGACATTATAGGAGGTCTAATACCTAATTTATCTTTTATAAATGGTATATGTTCATAATATTTATTATATCCTAATTTTTTTAAAATATCTTTTGCTTTTTTATTTGTCATTTGTTTTAGCGTAATTCTTTCTTTTTTTATTTGTTCTTTAATATCAACAATAACTTGTTCAGGAATTTGGGTAGTTTCTTTTGCTTGAAATTGAGCTAAAATTTCACGGAAATGATTTATTCTTTTATAAGCATAAAAACAAACTTCTTTAGGGGGTTCCTTATATGACGGTTTTTCGTGTTCAACCAAAAATTGTTTCTGTATTCCACAACCATTACATATTACTAATCCTTTATAATCAACTTGAATCCATTCTCCAGAACATTTTTCACATGTTTCATAATTAACCATATAATTATTAATATTTAAGTGTTTTTCATCCAAATTTGTAAGATATTTATCAATATTTGTTGTTTCATTTACTTTATTAACATTTTTTTTTTTATTTGGATTAAAAAATGAATGTAAAATTTTTTTTTTATTTATATCAATACCTTCGCTTGTTTTCTTTTTTTTTTCAAAATAATTAAATATAATTTCTTAATTTTGTAATAAATATTCATCTTTCTTAATTTTTAATTTACATATTTT